TGAGAAAGAAAACATTCGACTCTTTGAAAAGCAGCTGAATATGGAATCCGAGGTCAAGAGTAAGCTTTCGGACACTTATGAGGTTTTTGCTCGCGATAGTATCGTTTCAACTAAGCTGTCCAGCAAGTCACTACATGACTATGAGATTCAGGTTGATATTGATGAAAAGGCTATGAATTTCGTGAAGCGATTAGAACGCTGCTATGCCAAAGGTGAAACTGGCAATGCTATCATCACTGGTCCTTCTGGTGTTGGTAAGAGTCATCTGACCTATGGCTTGGCTCGGTTTCTCAATGAGCAATTTAAGTCTTATGATGAACCGAAAAGCGTGCTCTTTGTATCTGTTGTGACTTTATTTGACAAAATTCGTGAGAGCTTTGAGTATGACAATGGGTATTCAGAAGCGAAGATGGTCAAGCTATTGTCTGAGGTTGATTTTCTTTTCTTGGATGATCTTGGGAAAGAGAGTCGAAAAGCTGACACGAAGCGTAACGAGTGGGCGCATCAGATATTGTTCAAGATCCTGGATAATCGGACGAATACGATTATCAACACGAATCTGTCTAGTGAAGAAATTAAGGAGCTTTACTCGGACGATTTTGGGAATGGTGCTCTATCAAGTCGTATCTTTGAAGGAGCGACAGGCAAGTGCTTTGTGTATCCAGCTAGGATGAAGGATAGGAGGTATTGATGATTGCTACTACTTGATTACGAAGAAAACGGAGGAAAAATAAGATGAATACAAAAATGAATTTGGAAGAAAAAGTACAACAATGGTTTGTAGACAGAAATCTACATGAAGCAAATCCTGTCAAACAGTTCTTGAAGCTCATGGAAGAATCAGGGGAATTATTTGAAGGCATCGCGAAGGATAAATCTGAACTGATTTACGATGCGCTCGGAGACATCCAGGTAGTTTTGATTGGGTTTGAACAACAGATCAAGAATGGCGCTCAGATTTCAGCGAATCAACAGGAACTCGAATTGCTGCTGATGGTTTCCAGTTTGGGCAATATCGCTAAGAAGTTATACGCTCATATCTGTCACAATGAGACACAAATTCCGTTAATCAAAGCTGATTTGATGTTTCTTGACAGTGTAGTTAGCACCGTTTCGTTTTTAAATGGAACTACTGCTGAGAATTGTTTAGTCGAAGCATACAACGTTATCAAAGACCGGAAAGGGAAGATGATCGATGGAGTGTTTGTCAAAGAGGAGGATTTGCAAAATGAATAAACAGGAATTGATAGATTATTGTAATGCCATAAAAGAAAATAAAAGTCAAATTATAAATTGTATTGATGTAAACGGAATTATCAAAAAAATTGAACAACTAGACGAACCGCAGAAAGTCGTAGTACCGCAGTTTGTAGCTGATTGGATTGAGGAATGTAAAAATGATGATTTCCATTTATTCGGCGCAATGGAAGCCATTTCTTTAAACCAAAAAAAACTGGATTATTGGTTTAGAGAAGACGACAACATGGAAGTCTTCGCTCGAGCATGGCTTGACGGCTACGAGGTGGAGAAAGAAAAGCGGTATATGGTGAAGATGAAAGGCTTGAGTGAATGTTATAACTATCTCAATTATGATTCAATTGATGATGAATGGTATTTCACTGATGCTGAAAATGGATCTGCTGTGGGGACACATCACACCCGCAAGAAGTTTGAAGATGCTGGCTTTGGTGAAGTGTTTAACAGTCCATTGTTTGAAGTCGAGGAGGTGGAAGAATGATTCCAGAAAAAACTGACAATGTAAATAAACCAAGTCACTATCAAGGCTCAAAAGGCCTTGAAAGTATTGAAGTGATTGACAATTTTATTGGTAATTTACCAGGTAAGGCAGCATGGTGCTGGGGAAATGCTATCAAGTATTTATTGCGATTCCAAAAGAAGAACGGTCTCGAAGATTTGAAAAAGGCTCGCAAGAACCTTGACTGGTTGATTGAGGAGATGGAGAAGGAGTTAAACAATGATCAATAATGTTGTGTTAGTAGGTCGATTGACTCGTGACCCTGAGTTAAGATACACACCATCAAATGTGGCTGTTGCAACTTTCAGTTTGGCAGTGAATCGCAATTTTAAGAATCAGGCAGGTGATTATGAAGCTGATTTTATTAGTTGCATCATGTGGCGCCAGCAAGCTGAAAACTTTGCAAATTGGCTTAAAAAGGGTGCTCTTGTAGGTATTACAGGTCGCATTCAGACTCGTAGCTACGATAATCAGCAAGGACAACGTGTCTATGTGACTGAAGTTGTAGCCGAAAGTTTTCAAATACTTGAAAAAAAGGATAATGCTGCAAACAATGCAAGTATGGAAAATCAAATTCCACCAAGTTTTGAAAAAACTAACCCTATGGATATATCTGATGATAATTTACCATTCTAGGAGTATTCGGATGAGTACAATTAATCAAGATATAATCAAGGGTTTAAAACGTTCAATCAAAGTAGCTGAAGAAAAGATTGAAGAACTGAAGAAACCAAGTCATAAATCAGCGGTGCACATGAGAGCTGCTGAACGCGATTTTTGGAAGAAGAAACTGAAAAGGTATAAAGAGCAGTTGAAGGAGTTGGGAGAATGAAATTTGCAAAGTATACACACAAGTCTTTTGATGGTGTGAAAACCATAAGAGGATGGGTTTTGGTGAACAATTATGGCGAAAAGGAATTCGTTTATTACAACGGAACGGAATTATGTGTTCACCCTGCTAGTGATTGGGAAGGTGAGTTAGAGGAGGTAACAGAATGAAAGATTTGATGTTTTGGGGAATGTTCTTTGCTTGTGTGTCGGTTTTAGTAATGGCAGTATTCGTATTGCTCTATCAACGTCAAGTTAATATTGATTTAAGAAATAAATATAACGATTTAACACGAGAGTTAAATAATTGCTTTGGTTGGGAAGAATGGGAATGGGGGAATAATTTTAGAGAGTACGCTCGTAAAGTTGATTCTCTGGAAAAATTTAAGATGAATCTTGAACGTCTTGAAATCATTAAGAAAGCATTAGATGTTCAAAAACTAGAAGAATTACAAAAACGTAAAGAACTAGTTGAACGTGAAATCGAAAAGCTAGAGAAATGAGGTAACGGAATGACACGACCAAACAGATACCCATACACAAGAAGTCAGTTGGGTGAAGAAATTACGATAATGCATATGGGCGATAACAGTACTTTTAAATTAAGAGTGGAGCGAAATGAAATTACGGGAGAAACTAGGTAATGAAAGACATACTAATTCGCATCCTTCTAGCATGGTCGCTTATCGCTACATGCTTACTATTCATGCAACGTGAAGCACAAAAACCCTTGCTTGTTTATCACGCTGATAGCAAGTATCAGATTACGGGTAAGGTTACAGAAAAACGAAAAATCGGTAGTCTATTCACTATCACGGTAAACGGGAATGTGTTTGTGGTTAGTGAGCAGAAATATAAAAATATTGAAGTAGGGGAAGAGGTGATGTTATGACGTTCGTAGAACACAATAATCGTGAGAAAGCTAATAAATTTGCTGAGTATGTCACGGGTAAACCATTACGAGAATACTTAGCAAACAAAGTAAAACAATATTGTGATGAAAATATATCTGTCTTTGATGGTGCTGCAGGTTCTGGACAATTGGAACAATTTATCAGTATGACGGATTTTCATGCAGTAGAAATTCAAAAGGAAAGTTGTGAAGCTTTAAAAACAAACTTTCCGCATGCAACGGTTAATAATCAAAGTTTCTTTACTTATCAATCTGATATTCAAGTTGATGCAATTGCAATGAATCCACCTTATTCTTTAAAGCTCAAAGAATTACCAGAAGAAGATCAACAGGCTATTAAAGAATTATATCCGTGGAAAAAATCAGGTGTTGTGGATGATATCTTTTTACTAAAATCCATGATTTATACTAAGCGTTACGGATTTTATATCATGTTCCCTGGTATTGCTTACCGTCAATCTGAGAAGAAAATGAGAGAGTTAGTTGGTAATAATCTCGTTGAATTGAATGAGATTCAAAATGGATTTGAAGATACTCCTATCAATGTCATATTTTTAGTAATTGACAAAGAGAAGAATACTCCTGAA